ATGGGCAACGAAATTTACGACGACCTTGATGAGCTGCCGACGGCGCCGCAGATCGACATTCCGGGAGCCGACCTGGTGATACTGGAACAGGCGGCGCGCGCGATCGGTGCCGTGCGCGTCGAGGTGGTTGATGGCGAGGGCTACGTCAACCTGCACTTCGCCGACGGCTCTGTCGTGCACTGCTGGAACCCGCTACACTTCCGCGGCGATGCTCTGGACCTGGTCGTGGCGTTGAAGCTCGAGGTCTATGTGCATGAGCAGGATACGCGCGTGATAAGCGGCAATCTGCACTCAGCAACCGAACAACACGGCGCTGACGCCACTGCAGCCACCTGCCGCGCAATCGTCCGGACTGCAGCGAAAATGAACATGCGGGCCTCATAACTGCCGGCATACTGCCTCATCGACAAGATTATAAAGGCGCCCATTACCATGCTTATATTCGAGCTTAACTACCCCGGCACTTGGTTAAAACATGAGGATCCGAAGTTGAGCTTTGAGATCCAAAACTTGTTACAGCACCTAGAGAGCCAATTCTATGAGGCTAATATCGCATTAAATCTTTTCTTGCAAAGCCAGAGGGAGCGGCAACAGGAGCTGAGATTGGAAAATACGGTAGCCGATTTCCAAAAAAGAACAGAGTCGAGACAAAGAATTGCCACGGCCCTTGGGATTGATGCGGAAGATTGGCAGACGCGCGACCATGAAGTTGATGTTCATATGAAACGTGAAAAGTGGTTATCCGGCGCACCTCCCCGAGAACACGAGCATCTGAAGGTATTTATTTACGCGAAAGCTTTTTTGTATGCATTGGATGGCTTCGACAAGTTCCTGGGGGTAATATCAAAAGAGCCAGGAATCCCGGCAGGAGTAGTTGAAGCGGCAGGTCGGGTCACTGAATTCTTCCCTCACCTCCGAGGTGTCCGAAATACTGCTCAGCACCTTGAAGATCGAACACGTGGACTAGATCAGCGAAAGAAAAAGATCGACCTCATGCCCGTCGAAAATGGAGCCTTTTCAGCGCCATCAGGTGGTCTGTTTCTAAACTGTTTAAATGGCTCCCAATACGGCTCAACAATGAGTAATGGGCATTATGGGGAAGTAGATGTTTCCCCCGACTCAATGCAAAAGTTACAGAATTTAATGCAGGACGTCATCAATGCATTCAATTGGACTGGGCCGAGAAGCCATAAGCCGTCTTGAAAAAGTGTTGGCAAGCATTAATTTCGAGAGCGTACTATTTCGGCCAGGCCTGAACCGTCTTCGCATGGCGCGCCGCGCACGTAGCGTGCTGGTCCAATAGGCAATCGCCCAAGCCTCACTCAGTCAGCAAGGCGCGCTACAATCAGCTGGACCTGAAACTACTGGAGCGCACATGAGCGACGCAAGTAGCACGGAAATTAGCAATTGGTCGGAAGAAAGACGAACAGCTGCGTGGGCAAAAGCCAGCGCCGACCGGTCAAACTATGCGCGCGCTGAGGGCCGGATCAAATACATCGGGCCAGTGCCACGCGCCTGCCTTTGCGGTGAGTATCACGCACCAGGCGAGACCTGCGCGATCGGCGGCACGGCATTCACCCCGCAACTCCGTGGGCCGGCGCGCGGGTAGCCATACCTATTTCGGCCAGGCCTGAACCGTCTTCGCATGACGAGCAGCGCACTCCGCATACTGGCGCAGCAACTCGATAGCCCAAGCCTGCCACGCATCGTAGTCGTCGGCGCCGGGCCGCTCGACTGCCGGGCACGGCGCCGCCAATGCGCTATCGAGGGATGCTTTTGTTGGCGGCGTCGATTGCGGCGTCGAGGTTGCGCACGCGGTCAGCGCCAGGCACGCAACCAGCAGGCAGAGGTTTCGCATTGCGCAACTCCTTGGTGAGCGCCGACATGCGCGGCGCGAGGGTGGATTGAATGGTGGCGAACTCGGTGGCCGCCGTGGTGATGCGCGCGGCGTCGGTCTGCAGCGTGGTCAGCGCCAGCTCGGACTGGCTGCGCATGGTTTCCGCGTGCGCGCGCTGCAGCTCGGCGATCTCGGCGTCGTGCCGCCAGCCGTTCGTGAACCAGCCGGCGGCGCCTGCCAGCGCCATCGCCAGCAGCAGGCCCAGGCCGGCCGCCAGCGCGCGGTACTGGAGCGGGATCATGGAAGTCCCCTGCCGACTGCGACCCCAAGCGCCGCCGCGATGCCAGCCAGCACCACGTACCCGAGCGCGAGCGCCGCGCCGGGCGTGAGGTTCTGCCTCGAGAACATTGATGTCGACCGCCGCGCAGGCGGCAGCGAGCCGTTGTGCATGTCTACGAAAGCTTTGACCACCAGCAGCGCGCCTGACAGGAAGCCGAGGACGCCGAACAGCGTGCACGCCAACGCGACCAGGGGATAGTCGAACCAGTTCATGGGATCCCTTTCAAGCACAGGTCGCGCTCGGCCTGGCGCCGGCGCGTGAGGCCGCGCACTTCCTTGCCGCCGACCTTGTTCCACATGAGCAGGGCATTGCAGGCGCCGACCATGTCGCCAGCGTTCGTGCGCCGCGCCATGCTCGAGCCGCAGAAGCCGCTCACGCCGATGTTGTAGGCGACGTCGACGAAGGCCACCTTCTGCCCATCGGTCAGGCGCGCCAACGGGATGCACATGGCAATGCCGGCGGCGTGCCGCTCGAGGTCGCGGTCGAGCTGGGCGCGGCACTGCGCGGGCGTATACGTCTTGCCCCAGGCCGCGTTTTCGGTGGCGCCGGTGCAGTACGTGAGCACGCCGCCCATGTCGCGGTAGGTGGACAGTTCAGTGCCCTCGAACGCGGGCGTGAAGCTGAGCAGCGCCGCCGCGGCCATGGCGCCGACCAGCGCGACCAGGCCGCGCCGCTGTGTAGGTGCGCTCTTAACCATTGCCGGTCAGCGCCGGTTGGGCCACGACACGCGCGATCGCGGCGCCGAGCGAGGTCAGGCCGGCGGCCACGACTAGGATGGGCGCGGTGCCGCTGGCGTACAGGTTCATGCCGGCCTCAATGGCAGATGCGATGGCAGCCAGCAGCGCGAAGCGTACCGACCACAATCTCGGGAATTGCTTGCTTGCGTCGTCAATGAATTTCATGGTTTCTCCAGTGGTGGGCAAAATGGCTTTACTTCAGGCGCCTGCAGCTGGGCGAGGAATTGCGCCAGGCGCACTTCCCGTTCGTGGCACTCGAGCTCGGCCAGCCGGTTCTCGCGCGAGTTGCGCTGATGCGTGTACCAGGCGTTCAGCAGGAACGTCAGCAGCGCGGTGAGGATGCCGACGATGACGCCGACCTGCGTCAGGGTCAGGGAGGTGGCGACCGTTACTGCGGCACCGGCGTAGCTGCCGACTTCCGGCGGGGTGGTCTTGCTGATGCTCATTGCTGCCTTTCGATGGGCGTAAAAAAAGCCCGCCGAAGCGAGCTGGTCTGCGAGGTCGGCGCGCCAGTGAGCGCGCCGTGGCCGTTCAATCGCTCACCATACGATCGCCGCAATTTCTTCCGGCGTGGTGGCGAGATCCAGCTGCGCTTTCAGGCGCTGCGAATAGTTGAAGTTCTCGGTGCCCTGCGCTGCCATGCCGGCGAACAACGTGCGGAAGGCGTCGACATCGGGCAGCAGGTGCATCGAGTTATCCACCGCGCGCCAAGCGCCGGGAAAGCCGTCAGGGAATGTGCCAAACAACCCGATGTGGTTGGCCACGCCGTCGATATCCGATCGTGACACCGTGTCGCATGAGAACAGCTTGCCGGCGTAAGGGAACGTCGACAGGTTCGCGCTCGCGCGCCAGGCGTTGATCTCGGCGTTCTTTGCAGCGCGCAGCTCATCGAGCGTGGGCTCGACCAGCGGCGCTGTGCCGTCGATCACCTGCCCGATCGCCACCAGAGGCATTGGCGTCGGCGTGCTCGGATCGCGCACGCGGTGCATAGTCTCGAACCAGTCAACCGGGCAGTAGCTCATGATGAACGCGCGCAGGTCATCGCCCTCCGGAGCCGGCACCGGCAGTGAGATCGCATACTGCGCACGATTGCCGAGTTCGGATTCAGTCAGCACGTCGCTAAAGAACCTGACGATGATCTGTCGTTCGCCCGGTACCGTATCTACGATACGGAATTTGATAGTTGCCATCAGCTCATGTTCCCTGAAATGATCCCTTGTTCAGCGACAGTTACCGACGTCGCCCCCTCGATGGCCACGCCTTGTACGCCTGGCGCGCCATCACTGCCGCGAGCGGTGGTGCCGCGTGAGCCTGCTGCGCCGCCCGCCCCGCCGCTGTAGTTGCTGCGCGTGTAGCCTGTTGGTGAAGTCGACCCCGTGCTCGTGCTGCCCGCGCTGCCGCTAGTTTGCGTCGCACCGCCCGCGCCGCCGCGACCTGCGCCGACTGACCCTTCGCCAGCGCTACCCGAACCGGCGACGCCGCTGGCGCCTTCGCCGCGCCCGCCCGTGCCGCCCGCATACCGCACCACGTCGGAATTGGTCGTTGAGGTGAGGCGCACACCGCCGCCAGCACCGCCGCCGCCGCCACCGCCAGCGCCACCCGTGCCAACGCCAGCCACACCGCCAGCGCCGCCAGCGCCGCCAGCGATAGTGCCGAGATTGCGTACGATAATCGAACGCGTGGCTTTCAGGCCTGCGCCGCCGGCTTTACCAGTGCCGCCGTTGGAGGCGAAACCGTTGCCACCACGCCCCCCGGTGCCACCGGAATTACCTGCGCTGCCGCCATTAGGTACGCCGCCCGATCCGCTGGCGCCGACGCTTCCCCGGTCACCGCCGCCGTTCGTACCTTGTGCACCTTGCGCCCCGGTGATCGTGCCTGTATTGACCAGCAGCAGCACGCTACCGGCGCCCCAGCCATCGCCCGTCGTGAGCGCCGGTAGCGTGCTGTTCGCCGACGTGATGGCGCCCTCGGCCAGACAGATGGCCACGACCGGGCCGGCCGGGTTGCCGGCAGCGGTGCGCATGTTGTAGTTGACCGCATTGCCGGGTTTAAGCACGACGGTGCGCGGTAGTAGAAGCGCCATCATCCCCGGAACCCCGGCAAGTACGAACCGAACATGCTTACGCCGTCGCACACAAAGGAGAATATTGTGCGGCGGTTCGGGCCGGTGTCAATCTGCGGCGGGATGTTCTCGATAAATTTATACACCGGGTCGAACGTGAGCGCCCAGCCACCCGTCGCATTCTGCGTAACATGCAAAATGTATGTCCCTGCGGCCATATTAGTCGGCGCCTGGAGTGACAAGTCAGCCGCCAAAACCCTATCCGCGATCTGAATAGCCGACAAGTCCCAGGCAAGGATGCCGCTGTTGCTAACCAATCCGCCCGTGGCCGGCGGGATAACCGATATATTTTTCCAGTTCGTCGGGTCAAGGCGCGGTGGGGTCGTGCTTGAACTGGCCCCGGTGCGTTTGCGGTACAGGAACAACGACACCGGGTCGACCACAGCGGCGGGCGTCGTGTACGACTGGCCCGACACCCACAGGGCGGCGCCAGCAGCGACTGCACCCTGCGCCGCCTGCGCTGCGCTGGTGGCGGCAGCCTGCGCCAAGCTATTAACGTCGTTGGCCAACGCATTAGCTTCGCCGCCGAACGCATCGATCGCCTGCTGCAGCGGTGGGAGCTTGCGCATCATCTCGTCCGCTTCGTCGTCAAACTCGCCCGGCCGGTCAGGATCCGGGGCATTGCCCAGCTGCGGAAGCTTCGTTGTAATTTTTGCGACCATCAGGTCAACTCCTGAATTTGAAGGTTGAGGAACGATCCGGACGGACGCTTCAAGACGATCTGGAAGTCTTGAACGAACCCGAACAAATTGAGAAAGCCGAACACCGGGCTGCCGAGCCACGCGCGCGGCGCCGACTTCGCCAGCGTCAGCAGGCGCAGCACTTCTTCAATGCTCGCATTGTCGATGAACAGGTCGTATTCGACGACTCGCACAGCGCGCCGCGGCGTGAACTTGGTATTGCCCCAGATGTCGGTTTCGACCTTGGAATAATCGACCGTGCGTACACTCGGCTCCCACTGCACGCGACCGAGGAAATCGAACCTGCCCAGCTGGCACTCGCCTACTTCTGGCCGATTGCCTGGCCAGGTGACGACGATCTCGATCACCGCGCTCCGGTACATCGGCAAGTCTGTGAACGAGACGTCGCGCCGGAACGACCTGGTCTTGGTGAACCACTCCGACCACGTGCGGCAGTTGCGCAGCCGCAGGTTCTGGATTTTTTCGTACTTGACCACTCCGTCGACGGTCACCCGAACGCGCACGCTCGAGGCGCGCACCGCGAACAATGCGACGGAGTTGATGCGCACCCCAGGCGTCAACGTCCACGAAAGCACCTCGTCTTCCGCGATGCTTGCGGTGTTCATCACCGAGTCGAAGGCTGCGTAAAGATTGGTGGGCCGGACGAAGATCCATTTCGCGGCTGTCCCCGCCAGGTTGTTTTCTGGATAATCCACCGCGTTCGCCGTGGCGGTGTGCGCCACGACGCATTCGTAGATCCGGTGATCGGGCCGACGAACTCGCTGCTTCACCGTCTTTGCCCCCGCCGCCCACAGTGGCGCGTCGCCGGCATCACTTTCCGAAAGCGTCGACGCGGCCAAGACATCGGCCGTGATTGGAATCGGAGCGATCAGTTTCATACGGTCCCTTCCTCTTTAATTTCGACGCCCACTCGGTCGATGTGCTCCAGGCTATTGGCGCTCCGTCCGGTGTTCTTCGCCGTCTGGTACATGACTTCGAACATTTCGGTGCGCATGCCCTCGACCTCGCGCGTCAGCCGCTCAACCGCAGCAGCCAGAACTTCGCCGTTTTCCGATGGACTGGCCAGGCGGCGCATCAGCTCGCGGTTGTCAGCCGCAGGGATGATGCGTTCGCCCTGGTGAATCTGCGCCGGCATGTCGGCGGGCACATAGTTCGTGCCGACGGCAAACCCGCGCAGCTTCTTCTCGGCGCTTTCCTCGAACGTGTCGCGGATCGAGCCCAGGCTGATGCCGCCCTTGAGCCGGTCAATCCAGTAGCTCAGCCCGGCCGAGTCAGCCGGGCGGCCGAACACGTCCTTGTAGAGCGCCTGGATCTGCGCCTCGGGCGAACCCTTGATAGAGCCGATGATGGCCTCGGTCGAGATTCCGCCGGCGGCCCGGTCCTGCCAATAGCTCAGCCCTGCCGCATCCGGCGCACGGCCGAGACTGGATTTGTAGGCATCACTGATCTGGCTGGTGGCCGAGTTGTACGGGTTTGCACCCGCAGCACCCATCGCACCGTGCAGCGCCTGGATGGCCTGCTCGATCGACAGCCCAATCGTGCTGATGCCCTTGAGCACGTCGATCTGTTCCTGCTCGCGCTCGAGCATCTGGTCGTGCTGCTTGACCTGCCCTTCCAGCGCTTTCAGGCTTCGCTCTTCTGCCGACAGTGTTTTGTCGGTGATCGTGGCGAGGTCGGTGATGCCGTTCTTGGTCGCGTAGAAGTCGCGCAGGTAATCCGCCTGGGTGGCGAACTGACCTGAGGAATCCTTGCCCAGCGCCGAGAGAGCCGCCTTCAGGTCGTCAGCCTTGGGCAAGATGCCACTCGCTTTAGCGATGGCCAGGGCCGCCTGGATTTGCGACTGAGCTGCCAGCCGATCCTCCTTCTCTGCACCAGCCACCGTCAGCCCGTCCAGCGTGCTGCGCAGCGCCTCGGAAAGCGACCGGGTCTTCTCGACGGCCTTGGTGCGCACGTCGATCTCTTCCTGCGTCGCCTTCTTCTGACGCTCGACTACCTTCTGCAGCGCCGAAAACGCGCCGTCAACGCCGGACATCAGCGCGGCAGCAGCCGTCTTGACCTGCTCGGTTGCCTTGGCGGCGGCCTGCAAGTCCCACAGGTTCTGTGTCGCACCGCGCAGCGTCGGGTCCAGTTCAGCCAAGGCATTGACATGCTGCATTGCCAGCACCGCAGCAGCGCCGGCCTTGTCGCCGCTCAGTTCATAAATCTGAGCCTGAATGGACAGCAGCGAGTTCGCAGTTTGAAGTGCTGCTGCTTCGTCTTCCAGAGCATAGGCACGCTCCTGCAAAGGCCGCAGGGACGCGTCCATCTCGACCAGCTCCAGCGCGCGAGTGGCAGCCAGCGCCCCCACCTTGTCACCCAGCAGGTCCATGATCTGGATTTCCAGCTCACGCTTGCCGTTCGACAGGTCGGTTGCCTTCTCCAGTGCTGCCTTGTCAACGTCAGCAATCTGCTTAAACGCCGGCGCGATCTGCATCAGTGCAGCGTATGCCCGCGCGCCGGCCTCGGTCGTCAGGTCCAGCCCGGTGACCACACTACGAAACTGCTTGAGCGAATCCTCGGCACCGGTCTTGATGCCGAACTGGTCGAGCGTCGGCGTGATGCGCGCGCGGAGGGAATCGGCCCGCTCCTTGTCGCTGTAGAAGTCAGCGAGGAACTGGTCAGCGCTCGAGGTGAATTCGTCCAGACCACCGACCAGCCCGATCAGCCGCTCGCGCGCGCCGACCGACGCCAGCCCGACGGCGTTGAACGTCATCCCCATCGAATCCGTGACCACGGTGACGGCCTGGTAATTGGTCGCCACCCGGGTCAGCGTTTCGAGATAGCCTTCGCCCACCTTCTGGAACGATGCCAGCCCGTCGACGCCGAACGCGGCCAGGTCGTCGCCGACCTTGGAAAACACAGCCGACAGCTCTTTCTCGATCTCGTCGTCGGACAGGCCTTTTAAGCTGACCTTGCCGATGTCGACCACAAAGCGGTTCAGCTGGGCCTCGAAGCCTTCCGCGCCGATTCCCAGCATGGTCCCGGCTTGGAGCACAGTGTCGTACAGCGAGGTCAGGATGCTGGCGATCTGACGGTTGCCCTCGGCCCCAAGACCTTCGATTTCGGGCTTGGTCTTATCCTTTCCGAACCAGCCGCCGCTCGTCTTGATATCAGCATACTGGGCTGCATCGGTACCGCCGGCACGGATGCTGGCATAGCTCGCTGGGGTGAGCATGAAGCCCGTGTCTTCGACCGACTTCTTGCCCCCGAATACAGTGCCCATTGCCCGACCAAAGGATTTGCCAAGCACGGCGCCCAGGACAGCGCCGACAGCCATGCCAATGGGCCCGGCCACGGCGCCCACTGCCGTCAAGGTCGTGGCGCCAGTGACACCCATTGTCATAGCGCCAGCAACGGCTCCACCGGCCAGGCCACCAGCAAGTCCGCCACCAATCGCGCCAATTGCGTTGATGCCCTTCGAGTCGAACTTATTGCCACCCAGGCCAGCGCCGAACTCGCCCGTCACACCAGTGGTTCGCACCAGCAGCGACGAGAATTGCCCGATGCCCACCTCAATATTGCGCAACGAAGCGAGCATGCCGTTGCTGATGGCCAGGCCCTGAACCGTCGCACCCTCAATGCCGTCGAGCGCGCGCGCGATGGATTCGGATTTAGCATCCGAACCCAGCACCGAGCCGGTACCCTGTTTCTTCTGGCGCGACTCGGAGATCGGCACGCTGCCGCCGCCAGACACGCCGCCAATGGCAACGCCCAGACCTGCCACGACTGCTGCCATGGCTGCCATGCGGCCGAATGCCGAATACGGATCGCCAGTGCCTTGGCTCAGGACCGCCGAGATACCCTTCGGCACCAGTTCGGCCAGGGTCATTGCCAACTCGGCTGCGTGAAACACCTGCGACACAGCCTGAAGCGCCCGATAGCCCTTGCTCTGCTCATCGAAGAATCCAGCAGCAGCGCCGGCCATGGCGCCATAGCCCGACAGACGGTTTTTGGTGTCCCGCTCGTTCAGCTCCAGAACCGTCTTCTGGTACTTGATCTCGTCAAAATCCTTCGTGCCGCGCTGAGCTTCAGCCGTTGCTCGTGCTTTCGCGATCTGCTCTTGGCGACGAGCGAACCCGTCGAGCGATGCCGTCATCTTCGAGATTGCATCACCGGCACCGCCGAACGCTTCGCGCAGGGCTTCGCCAAACGTTTCCGCTCGACCCGGGTCAAGGAACTGGTTCAGCTCGTCAAGCGCCTTTTTGCTCGATTCTGCAGCATCCGACTTGACGGCGCCTTCGCGCTTCGCAGCGGCAAGGTTGCGCAGTTCATCCGCCTGACGCCGATAACGCTCAGCCAGCGCACTGCCCGGCTCGATTGCTTCCAGCATGGCGGCCGTCTGATCTTTGAGGGCGGCGGTATCATTGAGGCGTTCAAACTGCAGATCAGCAAGCGCAGCTTTGCTCAGCCCGATCTCGCTATTGGCCATGCGCTGGGCTTCGACCTGAGTCCGGATAGTTCCAAGTTCCGCGCTGGCCGTCTCTATGCCTTTCAGGTGCAGATCGCTGCTCTCCTTCGCGCGTGCACGCTGGGCCGCGGCCAAATCGTTTTCCAGCTGCATCGCCCGGCTGGTACGCTGGGCGCCCAACATGGCAATCTGACCTTCCAGGTCGAGCTGCTCTCGCTGGCTGCCGATCTTGGATCGAACCATGCCGAGCTGCGCGCGCATGCTGCTTTCCTGGCGATTGAGTTGCGCGACCTGCTCGGCGGCTGTTTGGCGCAGCGCCTCATCTTCCGAGATGCTGCCCGCGTTGCGCTGTGCTTCGATTTGCGCCAGCGCGCGCTGGCTGATCAAACCTTCCAATTCGCCGCGCTTGCGGAGCGCCGTGATGCTGCGATCGATGCCGTCGACGTATACATCGTTGTACTTACGGCGCACGACCGACAAGCGCTCTTGGATTTCCGCGTCGCCCAAACCATTCTCGCGCCCGGCAGTCTCAGCGGCCGACAGGTCGCGGGCCAGCAGCTGCTGGCGCGTCAGGAGGACATTCTTCTCGTCCAGCCATTTGATACGAAGCTCATCGGCCCGCACTGTCGCGGCCTCGGCCGCCGCTGCATCCTTCGCAGCCTTGCCCTTATCGCGGATCGCGTCGATTTCGCGCTGGTTCAGCTGCAGCGCGGACTGGGCACCCGCCAAGTCTCGATCCTTCGAAGGATCGTACTTGTCACCATCGCGACGTTTTCCCGCCTCTTGGAGACGATTGACGCGCGCCTGCGTTGCTTCACGCTGAGCCAGCAACGCATTAATCCGCTCTTGCGGCCCAACTTCCCGGCCGCCAGCGAAGTCAATGGCCGCATCGATAGCACCCGAGATGCCCTTCTTGATGCGCAGCCAGCCGCGCTCCCAATCGGTCAGGCTGTCGAGGACCTTCTGACGCTGACCCGTAATTCCGTCGGCGTACGCGCGCTGCGAAATGCTAGCTGCCTCGATTGTCCGGCCCTGCTCTTGTGCTGCCTTGACCTGTTCGTAAGTGGCTGCGGTGATGAAATGGTACTTTTCGTTGATGGACTGCAGCGCGCTGAGCGGTGATTTGCCCAAGTCTGCGAATTCCTTGGCGGTATCTTCAATACTTTTCTTGAGCACATGCTGAGCGTCAACCGCCACGGTGCCGAAACGCTCAAGGTCGCCAACAGCGATGGAGCCGGTGCTGGCTAACAGGGTCAACGCGGCGGCGGCATCGCGTTGCGAGCCGCTGACCGCGCCGATATTGTTCGCCATATCCGCCATCTGCAGCGAAGTCGTGCCGGTGATATTGCCGGTCAAGGCGAGCGCGCGCGAGTAGCGGATGCTTTCCTCGTGGCCAGCCTTCAGCGCCGCTGCGCCAAGCGCCAGGGTTGCGATCGCGATGGTGTAAGGATTGATCAGGCCGAGGACTGCGCCGCCGAGCGCTTTTGCTGCTCCGCCCACGCTGCCAAACATGTCACGTAACTGGCCACCCTGCTGCAAGAGCACGGTGAGCGGCGCCTGGCCGCCTTGCAGGCTGACAATGATGTCAGTCATCTGCGCTGGAACGTTGCGCAGCGCGGCGTTCATAGCAGCAGCGGACATGCCTCCACCATGCAGCGACTGCTCAGCGGCCTTCAGCTGATCAATAAATGGCTTGGCCTGGGTCGAGACGCCCAGTTGAGCCGCCTGCAACTCAAGCAGTTCAATTCTGGTCTTCCCAATCGCGGCCGCCTGTTGCTCAAGACCTTTCACGAACGAGTCTTGGCCGGTGCGGGCCTGTGCGGCCTCTCGCTGTGCCTGCGCGAACATGCGCTCACCGTACGTGGCCTGCTCTTGAGCAAGGCGCAGGTCACGTAGCTTGGCAATCAGCGGATCAGCAGCGCTCGCAGCGCCGGTTTGCGCGGCGCGGTAGCGGAGCACCTCATCGGTGGAGAGTCCGAACAGCGCGATCTGCTCGCGCAATCCCTGAATGAACGTTGCTTTAGATGCGTCGGCCTGGGCAGCCTCACGCTGAGCGGTCGCAGCGGCGCGTGCGGCCGTCGTCACCTGCTCTTGTGCCGCACGCATATTTTGCAGTTGCAGGATCAGCTGGGCCGATTCCTGCGTCGCGCCAGCTTGGGCGGCGCGGTACCGCAAGACCTCGTCAGCCGATTTGCCGAACAACGTCACCTGCTCACGCAGTCCAACCAGGAACGAATCCTTGTTTGCCTGAAGCTGCGCGACCTCCCGCTGTGCTGCAGCCGCCGCGCGAGCGGCAACCTCAACTTGCTCTTGAGCGGCGCGCATGTTTTGCAGTTGAAGGATCAGCTGGGCAGATTCCTGCGCCGCGCCGGCCTGAGCCGCGCGAAAGCGCAGGACCTCATCAGCAGATTTTCCGAACAGGGTGACCTGCTCGCGCAGCGCCGCCAAAAACGATTCTTTATTGGCCTGAGTTTGCGCAGCCTCGCGCTGTGCCGCCGCGGTCGCGCGCGCTGCCGCCTCAACCTGCTCCTGTGCCAAGCGCATACTGTGCAACTGCGCGATCAGCTGGCCAGCCTCCTGCGAGGCGCCAGCCTGAGCGGCGCGGTAGCGGAGAACTTCATCTGCCGACTTCCCGAACAGCGCAACCTGCTCGCGCAAGCCCGACAAGAACGATTCCTTGTTTGCCTGGGCTTGCGCCGCCTCACGCTCTGCGGTCGCTTGGGCGCGCGTGGCCGACGCAACTTGGTCGTGGGCCGCACGCATGTTGTTCAGTTGAAAAATCAGCATCGCCGACTCTTGCGACGCGCCGGCCTGGGCAGCGCGGTAACGCAGCACCTCATCTGCCGATTTGCCAAACAGAGCGATCTGCTCACGCAACCCGGCCAAGAACGAATCTTTGTTGGTTTGTGCCTGCGCCAGGTCACGTGCGGCGATGGCGTGAGCACGCGTCGATTCGGTCGCCTTCGCCTGGGCCGCCTCGATGGCGCGCAGCTGATTCAGGTACGGCGTCAATGCCGCTGGATCGACGTCCTTCTGGCGCGCGCTCGCCTCGTAGTAGGCCGCCGTGGTGCGCCCACCAGCCTCCATGGCCATGGTCGTGCGCTGAATCGAGGCGATGATGTTGCGTTGCGCCGACTCAACAGCACGTGCAGCGCCTGCCGCACGTTCACCCGATTGGGTGATCGCTGCGCCAGCGCGCTGCGCTGCATCGACCGCCGGACGCAGGCCCGCCTCGACGCCGGAGGCATCAGCTACCACCCGAATTGTTGCGTTGTTCACGATATCGGTCATGGCAGCCCTGAAATAGTGAAGCCCTGACGCGTGAGCGAACAGGGCTTCGTTGGTACTTCTTAGTCGTCCCGGTCGTTCATAGCACCGAGCGCAGCAAACTCCATCGCCTGGATATCCGACTCAAGGTCGTCATACGCGTCTGGAGTTAGATCCATCCGATCCATCTTCCGGTGAAGAGGACCGTAGTCGAGGCCGATGATGCCCATCCCGCCGGCGCGCCACTGCGTGCGCATGAACGAGAATAGTGCGTAAGCTGGCCAGTTCTCCGGCCACACCTCCACTTGCTCGTCTGGGTAGTCGTCGACCGTGAAGCCGCCCGCCTCCATCTCGGCCAAGTCCTTTTTGCTCAGACCTGGCTCGAACATGGCAGTGGCGATCGCCTTTAGTTTCCCAGGCGGCCTTCGTTGATCGCCGAGCGATAGTCGTCCTTGATCGCCTCGGCCATGGCTGGCAGGGTATCGACCAGTTCGGCCACGCCTTCCTTGTCGAAGTCGGCGTCGAGGTTCCAGCCCTTGACGATTTTCAGGATGTACTCGCCAGAGATGGCCGATTGGCGTTTCACGATCTCGGTCTGCGTGGTCGTGAATTCAGGGATCGGCTCGCCCGATTCCTTCGACTTCTCGACAGCGGCCTTGAAGCGCTCGATCTCGACGTTCGCTTCGTCTTTCAGCTTTGCCTGCATCGTATCGATCAGCTCGGCCAGCTCCGTGCGGCTGCGGTAGACGTAATCGACTTCCATGCAGCCGGTCGAGCCGTCCAGCATGGTGCACTTCACTTCTTTCTTGAATGCCGATGGACGTTTGCCGAGGACGATTTTGGTAGCTTTGGTTGCCATGATTTTTATCTTTCAGAGGTGTAACGGGGAAAAAGACCGCGAGGTGCGACCACGCGGCTGGAAAAGCAGGCACCGACAATTCGGCGCCGGCTGGCAAAAACGGATTAGTAGCGGACGACCTTGTTCTGCAGCGAGAAGGTGGCCTTCACCGCCATGACGTTGCCCTTGCCCAGGCTTGGCGACTCGTTGAACGAGCAGTAGCCGGCGTAGAGCATCAGGCCGCCGTTGTTTGGCAGCTGTGCGCGCAGGCAGGTCAGCTTCACGCCGTCCGAGACACCCTTGAGCGCAGCATGGTGAGGGGCGCCTTTCTCGTCGGCGATCGTCAGCGCGACGGTGGTGGCAGTGAAGCCGTCCGGCAGCGACACTGGCATGTCGGTGTCGAGCAGCGGCACCTCGACGAACTTGCCGTCGCCGCCAGAGACTTCGGCTGCCGTCACCTGGATGATCGGCACCCAGGTCGTGACCTTGCGCACCGTGCCGGTACCGGCGCCGGCCGGGAACAGGCTGGTATCAGTCGTGTCCAGGCCTTCGAGCGTGAACGAGGTACCGGATGCCGCTTTCAGGCGGAACACGCGGCCGTTTGCTGCGCTCCAGCCGCCGGAATATTCCACGAAGTCGCCCAGGGCGAAGGTATTCGTCGCGGTGCACACGGCTTCGGTTGCGTTCGTGGCAGCGGTGATGCTGACCGAAGCAGCGAATGCGGTCGCTACTGCGAACGCGATGTTATTTGGCAGTTTCATGAGGGCCTTTCAGGGGTAGAGCCCGGTAGCCGGGCATGAAAAAGCCGCCCGGTGTGCACGGGGCGGCTTGGAGGGGAAAACTTGCATGGTCAGCAGAACAAGTAGAAGTCCTGCAGGGTTCCGCGATAGTTGGTGTGTTCGTCGTACGTAGCGGCGCGGCCGTTTATGACTTCAGTCTGCAGGTCGGTAGCTGAGCGGAGCGAATCCTCAACCTGCTTGCCGAGCTCGGAAACTGCCACGCGGCCGTCTTGTTCGCTTGCCCAGACATTCACCTGCATCCGGACCTTCTGCTTCGCCGGCGTCTCACCGGTCAGGAAATTGATCGGCACGCCGCCCACCGCTTGGTACGTGATGTACGGGGTCTCGCTGTTTTGCGGCGCGATATCGGGAAATACCCGCCCTCCAGCGAGGTGGACGAGCGCTTCATAGACGAGGTCTTCGGCAGTATTCATCGGGCGGGGTTCCTTGCGAGTTGCTCAGCCAGGGTGTTGGTCATCAGATCAATCGCGCCAACGTGTTGCGAGTCAAACGCTGGCCGCATGAATGGATAAGCCGGCACCCGGGAGTTGCCGTATTCGAGATCGGCCGCGCTTCGGTGAGCAGCCCATCCGATCGTGCGCCCAGTCTTCTTGCTAATCGTTTTGTTTTTCGGGACAAACTTGTGGCCCGCTTCCACCCATCGCCAATAAAATGCGTCGCTTCCCCCGTACTTGCCAGCGCGAACGGTGACCAAATAGACCTGCCGGTTGGCGCCGTCCGACTCTTCTTCGAGCCGCTTGACGATGATGTTGTTGTGAATCGTGTAGGTCTGGGCCCGGGTCTGAGCGTTTCGCTTAGCTTCTTCGCGGAATAGCTCGGCACCTGAAAACCCAACTGCGCGCAGCGTGTCCTCGTCGACCAAGCCTATGATTTCTTCTGCGGTCTGGCGCACGGCATCGAGCAAATCTGACGGATCGAAGTTCATTACTTTGCACTTTCGCAGACGAGAAACACGAAACCTCGATCGCTCGAGTCGGGCAGCACTGCCTTGATCTCGTATGTGACGCCTAGGTAACGGGCGCGCATTGCTGCATCAACATCGCGGCGTGCGCGGATCCTGATGGAGCACTTCACAATCGAAACGTCGGCATTGGCGCGCATCACCTCGGCGCCGCTTTGAAACTTGACGTTGCCCCATACTTCTTGGAGCAGCAGCCAGTCGCCCGCGGGCTGACCGCCTCTGCCGCGCCCGGTCGGTGGCTTCAGCAGTGCGATTCGGTCGTTCATGTTCATGCGATCACCACCTCTGGCCACAACAGCCGCTTGACGTGCTCATTCTTCGGCTGACCACCGGTCTGAAAGTGCTCGCTCAGGCGCGCCAGGATGAAGCCCGAGATGGCGTCCGGGACGGTCGTATGGTCGGGCCCGTAGCCGCACCGGATCTGCACCTCGACCGAATTGACCGAACGTCCTGTTGCTGGCCAAGCGCGGCCCGGCGCGGCAACGATGAAGCCCGGCTCGCTTTCGCCGTCTACCTGATAGTCCTCAGGGTGGAGCGTCTGCAAGACCAAGTCAGCGTCGTAGAACTTCAAGTGCACCACTTCAAGCAGCGGCGGCCGGCGAAGCGCGATTGCACCCTTGAAGCCATCCAGCGTCAGGCGCCAGGTCTGTTCCATCACAGCGCGGTTCGTTTCGCCTTCGGCTTCGGTGGTGTAGGTCCGAATAGCTCGCTGGATTTCGCCATCGAGGGGCGACGTGCCATCTTCACCAACGTCCACGCGCGCGGCGGTGCGCGCCTCGGCCATCGAAACCGCCAGGCCGACAGGGGGAGTGATTAGCTTCCAGCTCATCGGGTCGTCCCCTGCACTGCTGGCGGGCGGCCGGCGCCGTGCGGCGCGCCAGGCGCTGCCGGCGCGCGCGCGTATTCGACGGCGGCCGCTTCCTGCTGCTTGAGCAGCTCGGTGTTCGGCACGCTCGGCAGTTGCGATGCATCGATCATCAGTTGTCCACCCTGTTAAATTGAATGGTCCGATAGAAGCGCTCGCTGTTCGCACAGTCGATGCGCAGGTCGCAGTAATTGACGCCGGCCGGCAAGGTGTCCATGCCGCCCAGCTTCACCAGGATCAAGGACCCTTGGATCACTGCCGGCACAAGCACCTCCACGCCCACCGGCAGGGCTAATACTGCGCTCGCCGTCGTGTTGCTGTCGACAAGATCGTTTCCGATGTCGCCGACGTAGTAGCTTTGGTCATCAGCATCCTTGCTGAGCGAGTACAACCCTGCCTGCTGCTTGAACCAGATCGTGCGGTCGAATCTCTCTCCGTTCGCGCACGTGACGCGGAACGTGCAGAAGTTGGCCGCATTGGTGGTGGCGTTGAAACCGCCTAGCTTCACCGGGATCAGCTTGCCCTGAATGACTGGCTGCTGAAGGACGGTCACGCCCGCGACGATTGGCTCGACAGACATTGCTGTCGTGCCGCGCTCGGCCAGGTCGATCGTTATGTCCGCAACCCAATAGCGCTCGTCAAGCGGATGCTTGGTCGCCCACCACTTCCCTGCCTGCAGGTACGGTGCGTTTGGTGTGACCGAGCTGGGCTGAGTCCCGAACCGGACGACCCGCGTGCCACCGGGGAATGCAATCCTGCGGGACTCGGCTACCGTCGAGGCGAGAACACCACCCTGTGCAGGAGGCGTGACGACAGGCGGTGTGACTGCTGTGGTGAAAGTTGCCGACAGCGGCGTGGCGCGGTTACCTGCGGCATCCAGGGCGCGCATCCGGACCTGGTGCTCTGTACCTTCAGGACGGCCGGTGATCACAACCGATCGTGCACCATTGGCGATCAAGGTGTAGCTCGTGCCGCCGTTGATGCTGTACTCATAGCCGACGATACCAACACCGTCGGTCGCAGCCGAGCACGAGATCGTTGCGCCGGACGTAGTGACAGACGCCACAGTAATTGAGCCGGTCATGACCGGCGCGGTGGTATCCGGTGCTGGCGCAGACCCAAGGTCGCCTGCTACGGCGACGCGATCCATCTCCGGGAACATTGGCAGCGCCGTTGTGCCGTTATCGTAAATAGTGCGCGTGTTATCCGGGTTGCGACCTGCCATGTAGGTGGCGCGGGCGACGTTGCCACTGCAGACCAGGTCAATTGCGGTTGATCTGAATTTCTCGACGGCGAACGTCAACGCGCTGCCGTCGGCTGCGTAGGCGGCAAATCCGGTCGGATCGACGAACGGCGTCAGGTCGGAGCCGTTACCGTGGACGAAGCCGACACGGATGCGGTTACCCTGATATGTGAGCGACGTGATGCGCGGCCCGCGTGGCGTACGCCCCGCTACGAACTCATTCCACACATACGGCATCAGGTCCGTTTGCTTGTCGTAGTCCGCATCGGTTAGATGCACGCCATCGACAATTTGGAATTGCAGACTCGGAGACACGACGAAATTTGGGTCCGTCAGCATCATGTCCAGCTCGGCCATGCGAATGTAATCGCAATTCTTGTCGAACGCGTCGGGGTTTGTCGCCATAGCCCCAGTAGTGCGCAGGTTCAAGCCCGACCACAGGATGCGCAGGTTAGGCACGCCCGATAGATCGCGCAGGTTCTGCACGAACGTTTCAATCTGCGTTTTCCACAGCGCTTTTGATTCGACAGTGATGCCGCCAGCGTCGTTCGAGCCGATCGCAACAGCCGCCCCCGCAATTTTGTTTCCAATCGCGTTCAGCCCGTCGGTAAGGCGCGTCCAATGAAGATAAGTTTTATTTAACCATCCTTGCGAGCCGGTCAGCGACGTACCTGATGCGCCGTACGTGACCATGCCCACCACGACGCCCGACGCTGCGGTAATCCGCGCTGCCATTTTGGATGCGAGCGTCTGTTCTGGTCGGATGCCCCAGCCATCAGTATTGAAGCTGCTATAGATATCATTGTCAGCGTTGCCGGTGCTCTTGCGCGCCCACGTCTGCGCCGTTGATGAGCCGACGAGTAGGATCAGGTCGCCCACGCCGAAGCGGTCAGTGTGCACTGCCGACGTGGCAATCACGGCGCCGCCCGCCGTCTTGGTACGCACGGCGATACGGTATTTCTTGGCGCCCTGCGGAATACCTGGTGCAGCAGTAGCCGATCCGCCGGCAGCAATCGTAGCACCCATGCTGGACCATGCTTTACGCACGGTCACGCCGTCCGGGTCATAGAGCTGGTACTCAATGCTTGCTGGTTGGTCGCCGGTGTAGGTCAGCGCAAACGGGACCGCAGCAACGCCGTTGATACGCTGGAAAATGCGTTCAGCAACAGGTGGCGCGACATAGATCGCATTGGCCGATGCTGCGACAGAAACTGGGTCGCTCGTTGCATTCGCCATACCTTGCCCGCTGGTCACGACTTGACGAACGGAGAGTGTTCCGGTGCCGACGTCAGCCGCTACGGGAACGTACTCGGGCGTGGAGGTCGTGGTAATCAGCGCCCCGTTGCGCAGCCATTCCCAGGTGCTGACCGGGTTCGGGTAGCCGCCCACGGTGCCGGATAGTGCCGTCACCAGCGTGCCAACCTGCGGCGATCCCTGAATACTAGGTTTGGTGACAGTAGGCGGCGAATTAACCGACACGTAGCCGAACGGAATCGGCGTGCCCGTTTCCAAAATACCGGTTTTGCTTGTAACGAGGCTGTTCGGCCCGAAGTCGGCGGTGTCGTTGCCGTTGTTCATGCGGACATACCATTTCGGCGTTTTGCCGATTTCGTAGATGTCCATGCCGTAAGCCAACTTGGCGATTTCCAAGTCGGTCAGTACGCCATGCATAAAGAATGCGCGAGCGCTCGAGTTATCCCAGCGACGATCGCCAGGCGGGCGCGCACCGATACGCATATCCCCCCCTCCGGGGAGCTCTACGGTCAGCGCATATGTGTTCGGGCTGGTGAGGACTGCCGATCCGTCGTTTGGGTTCAGCGACAGGATCGGGCACTGCTTGGTGCGCAAAACACCATTGCGACGCTCTGCGATCAGCAGGTACGCATTGCCCGGAACCATTGCGCTTTCGTTCGCCTGTGCCGCCCGTCCTGTCGTTCCGCCGTTAATAAAGCAGTGCAAGATGCGGCCGGTAGGACGCGCAACCATCGAAAAGCAACCTGTTGTCTGTCCGTTCGAAAGCGGCTGTGAATTGTCGGACGAAGTTGTGTTGCCATCCCAGACAATAGCAATGCCGAGCGTCCAATCGGCATTTGGCAGAACCGTATGCTCCGACCCGGGAAGAATGATCTGTGTCGGGTCTGCAGACGTGCTGGAAAGTTTAATCGACATTCTTACTCCAGCTTGATGGTTTTCATTCGCCCGCGCCGCTCGTACATCACCGTTGTGACGCCTAGATCGCGGAGCATGTTCATTGCCGCTGCATGCGCGGCTCGATCAATCTCGCCGACCGCGCCATGCAGGTAGGCAAACGAGTCGGACAGGTGCGTGACCTGGAGGATTGCCCTGTACGGCCGGCGCGCCTCGTAGCCACCGGGCTCGTCGTACAGTCGGATGGTCGAGACCTCGCGGGCCATGTGCAGGTGGGTCATCGCTAGAGCTTTCTCTTGGCGCGGCAGCAGGTCTAGCGAGCATGTAGCCCCTTAGACCTACGCCGGAGATGCGGCAGGTTATTTCGCTGGTTTAGCAGCTTTGGCGTCTGCCTCGTATGGCTTTGCCACCTTGCCGTCGGTCAGGATCTTGGCCTGGTCGGCCTCGAAGCCGGCGACGTCGCCTGGACTGTAGATCTTCCAGGGCTTGATGAATTCGACAGTTTCCACGATGGAGTTCCTTAATGAATGGTTGGCCGACCTGCGGTAGCAGGCCGGCAGTCAGGTCGCTTTAGGCGCCCCAGGTAACCGCGGTCAGAATCGCGATCGATTCGACGTGGCGCGGGCCGAAGTCGTGCTTCGCGATGACGCGCACCAGCGTTTGATCACGCTGGAAGGCGCTGACGAGATTGCCGCCTTCGTCCTTGTACGTCGCTTCCTTCGAGTAATCGATCAGCAGCGTTTCGTCTTCGCCGATGAAGCAGTCATTGAAGTCCACGAAGTAGATTTCCGACTGATTCGAGCCGGTACCCAGATTGTTTGGAATCTGGGTGGTTTTGCCGACTGGATAGCCCTTCAGATTCCCATCCCTCATCTCCGGATAGACCTTGTTGCCGTTGCCGTCGCGCAGGCCTTCCAAGAAGCGGAACGAACGTGGCGACATGATCCAGCCGGGCGCGCCCATGTTGGCGTTCACGTTTTCCAGGGCCAGGATCAGCTTGTTCAGATCGTTTTCGATCTTTTGCAGCGTGTCACCCGCAGATGCTGCGAACTTGAAGCCAGCCAGCGCCCAGGCCAGCAGGCCTTTCGGGGTTTCCAGGGTGCCGTCGTCGCGGATGAATGCCTTGTCTTCACGCGAGCTCATTGCCCCGGTCAGGTCGTCGACCACGAGCTTGTCGACGTTCGGGCTGGTACCGGCATAGGCCAGCAGGTCGTTCGAAATCGGGACCAGGCCGGTCAGCTTCTTCGCCGACAGCTTCAGGTTGTCGAAGGTCTGGCCGGTCACGCCGATATCCGAATCGCTGCCGGTGTAGCCAACGACTGCACCACCCTTCAGGCGCGGCAGGGTGATGTTGCCGTTCGTGAGCGGCAGCGTGCGCGCGCCGAGGCGGCGGACAACCGACTGAGGACGCCACAGCTCGATCACTTCACGGGCCATGTTTTGCGGGACCAGCACGCCGCCAGCGCCAGGCGTCAGGGTGTTCAGTGCCATCGCGACGTCTTCACCGAAGTGATTGTCCATCGCAAACTTGGCGGCCACCTGCTGGTTGCCTTGAGCGACAACCAGTGCGCGCACCATGCGCGACATGCCGGTACCGGGCACGCTTGGCATGCGTGGCGTCGCCGGCATGCTTGCAGCGGCCGCAGGCGGTGCTGCGGGTTGGTGGATCGCCGACAGAGCGCGGTCGACAGGCACGGCGGCCGCGGCGGCCATGCTCTCAGATGCTTCCATGCGGGTGATCTGCGCGGTCAGTTCGCCGAATTTGGTTTGCAGACCGGTGAACTCGACCAGCTGCTCGGCGGTCAGTTGACCGCCGCCGGCTTCGATCAGGGCCAGGGCTTGCACGCTGGCGTTGACCTTGGCGCGTTCGCTGCGGAGTTCGTTAATGGTTGGCATATTGCCTCTCCTAGAATTGAAAAAGCCGCCTCGAGGGCGGCTTGGTTGCTTGTCCCGCGAACGCGGTCAAATTTGGGATTGGATGGCCATCGCTTGCGCGCGGGCTCCGATGGAAGGCTTGGTGCTGCGCGCAGCGCGCGAATCGCGCGCCTGCAGGGCAATACGATCGATTGCCGCCTGGGGCGTCTCGATGCGATCGGCAAATCCGATATCCACACCTTTCTGCCCGAAGAACACGCCAGCCTCGGTAGCGCGCACTGCGTCGGCGCTGATGCCGCGGTACTTTGCAACGGCATCCACGAACTGGGTGTAATAGCTCTGCACCATGTCGACCAGGAATTTCATCGACTGCTCGGTGATGGGCTCGTGCGGGCTCAAGTCATTCTTGTGCGCGCCGGCGGCGACGGTCGTCACCTTGACGCCCATCTGCTCGTTTCGTGCAGAGGTGTCCAAGTGCTTGGCAATCACGCCGACCGAACCGACGCCGGACGTACGGGACATCGAAATGTTGCCGACGGCCGCAGCGATGAGATACGCCGCCGAGAAGCCGTTGTAGTGCACGATCGCAGTCATCGGCTTGACGGCGCGCGCTTCGAAAAGGAACTCGGCCAGCTCGTAACAGCCGGTGGTACTGCCACCGGGGCTGTCAATATCGAAGGCGATCTGCTCCACCGATGGATCGGCCAGCGCGGCGCTCACTTGTGCGCGGACCTGTTCATAACTGGTCATCGTCTCGCAGGGATTCATCTGCATGCTTCGGCTAACGAGAACGCCGTGGACCGGGATGATTGCCACGCCGGTGTCAGCGATGGACTGGCGCCGCGCCGACTCGGCGCGCATCGCTGCCGTCTCGTACAGGCCGTCGTTGTCTTCCATCATCTGCGGCTGGGCGCCGTTGACGCTCAGGTTGACGATGTTCAGACTCATTTGCTGGTTCGCCCAGGCAGCAGCCTGGTCGAGCATTGCCTCACTGACCATGAGCGGCTGATTGAAAATCATGCCGGCGATGCGGAAACGGTTCTTCATGCAAGGATTCCTTCAATTTCGGCGACTTGCTCGGCGCTCGCCTTGACGGGCGTAACCGGCAGCGGCTTGGCCGCGTCGACCATGTTGAGCGGCTGCAGGTAGGTGTTGCCACCCACGATAGGGGGCAGGTTCTCCAGGCGGCGGATGTCGTTCACGGACAGCCATCCCCACTGGCGGGCGACCGCGTATGCGGCATATCGCGACCCCTGATCGCCGCGCAACAGGCCGGAGACGTTGAACTCGATGTAGTACTCATCCCGCTCGCTCGGGAGCAGCAGGTCGCGCATCATCGCCTGCTCGTGCCGCTTGATCCAAGGCAGCAGCGTGTAAATCACGAACTGGATCGCCTGGTGCTCGATGTTGGAGAAAGTGGCCTTGTCCAGCTCGCCGATCATGTGCGGCGGCACCTTGTAGATGCGCGCGATATCGAGGGACGTCAGCTTCAGGGCCGGGATCAACTCCGCGTCGACGTTGGTCATCGACAGAGGCTTGAACGTCATCCCCTCCTGCAGCATCGCCACGCGCTTGGCGTTGGTGCTGCCGCCGTACATCTGCTGCCAGCGGTCGGTGATTCGATCGATGACGCTCTGGTCCTTGATCGGCGACGACTCTCGCGGCCGCTCGATCACACCCGACAGCGCGGTCCCGTTTAGGAACGACTTGCCGGCATACTGTTGGATCGCCTGGGCATGGCCGATGGCGTTCGCGTGCAGCATAATCGGCGACATGCCGACGTAGTTGTTCAGGCTCCACCACCGGACATGGTGCACCATGCGCTGCGGGATCGGCTCTTGACCGTCGATGCGGTAGTACGGCAGCAGGTCAGGCCCCTTGAGCACCTGAACGCTTTCCGTATCGACCGGGTACAGTCCGGTGACCGTACCATCGCCGTCTCGGCAGATGAGGCTGATCGAGTTGCCCCGGGTACCGGCCTTCAGCTGGCTGTTCTCGCGATATTCGAACGGCGTCTGCCACTCATTCGGGGCATACGCCAGGATCCGGTAAAGCGGGTGACCCTTGGCCGGCTCGCGGCCACCGTCCTTTGTGCGGCGGAACAGCTCGAGCGGCAGTTGCGCAATGCTTTCGGCGATCAAAGTCACACACGCCTGCAGCGAAGTCAGCGTGAGGGCCGACTCGACAGTCACCAGTGGCCCCGCATCGGAGCGCGCCCCACCCAAGGCGGATAGCCAGCTGCCGCCGCCGGCGCTAACCTGCGGGCTAAAAAACTGTTTGGCGAACATCCGTTATTCCTTGATGCCACCGCGCGCCATGGCGCGGGCAACGGTGTACGACCAGAACAGCAGGCCAGCGCCAGCGACGATGAAGCCCGCTGGGAGGAAGATCATCCCGGCGCCGACGGTAATCGAAAGCAGGCCGATGATGCCGGCGACGAGGGTCGCCCAGTCGATGAAGCTCATATGCAAACGCCCTCGTCGTAAATTGATGTGGCCTGGTTTGGTACCGGGTCCAGTGCCATAAGTGAGACGGCATTGAAAAGCGCCATCAGCGGGTCAATCTTCGCGATTCCCGATGCCTGCTTGGTGATAATGAGCGCGTTTCCGCGGGGCTCGACCTTTGCATTACCGACGCACCAGTTCATCAGAGGCTGGCCACCGTGCACCAGCACACCTTCTGCCAGCTTTCGCTCAGTAACGCTGATAGGGCCAACGAGCTTCCAGCCTTGAGGGACGCCGAAGCACATGGCTTCGTCAATGCCAGCATCGATCAGGGCCTGGAACATCACCTTGTGCGTCTTTTCCGGATCCAGGCCGACCGATGCAAGCAAACCCGACTCGTTGATCTGCTTGACGACAGCGGCCACTGCGGCCACGTCGCCGGGCAGCTGCTCGATGATGATCAGATCACCCTGCTCCTTGAAATCTTCGTACCGGCTCTCTTCGCTTTTACGCCGGTCGAGTGCAATTGGGTGCGCCCATGCCCGCGTCCATCCCAGCCACTTTCGAGTTGACCGCTCGCGGCCGACCACAGCCAGGCCCAATAAGTCATCCAGGCCGCCGCCGTCGATACCAACGGTGACCACTTCACACCGCTCGAGCAGCTGCTCAAGCGTCAAACCGGGCACCTTCGCTTGCTGCTCCCAGAAATCCGCGCCTGCCCAGCGGTCAGAGCGCAGATTCAACCCGATTTCGACGTTCAGGTGCTTTGCGAGGAACTGCTGGAACTTGCCGTCCGTCCGGTGCTGCATTTTGCGCAGCTGGTCTTCAAGCCATTCGGCGCTGACAGAGCGACCGATGTTCGGGTTGGTGATGTAGTAGGTCGAGGAGTCGAGGTAGGCCTTGGCCTTTACCATGGCTGCCGGGTACTCATAGAGCACGCCGAGCGACTTCTGATCGTGGATCTTTCCGTCTCGTACATCGCGGAAATAGTTCAGCTTGTCTTTGTAGACGCCGGCCGGCGGCTCGTCGCTCTGGGTGGTCAGGTAGATGACCCACCCCTCATCGCGTGAAACTTGACCACCCAGCGCTTCCATGAACATCGCCTCGGCGTTGCCACGCTTGCCGAACAGCCAATGCTCGTCAACCAGCACCTTTCCGGACTTTTTGCCGGACACGGTATCAGTGTCAGCTGCTACGACCTTCAAAGAGGCGCGCGAAACGCGATGCGTGATCGTCCGAACATGGTCCTGGACGTGAAACAGCGCCAGCAGCTCGTCGTCGGCGCGGACCATCGCGGCGGCCGGCTTGAAGCTGTTGTCGGCCACTTCCTTGGTTGGCGCCAGAATGAGGTGCTCTTCTTCGTCGCGCCAGCACAGGATCACTGCAGTCAGCATGATGCCGGCGGCGATCGTCGATTTCGTGTTTTTCTTACTGATCAGCAGGTAGTACTCGCGGATCATCTGCTTGCCAGTTTCGGCGTCGTAGCCACCGAAGATCGCAGCGACGAAGTCAAACACCCATTGTTCACTGCACTCGCCGAACGTCGGCTTGCCAGGCAAGTCAGTCACCTTCAATTCTTTGAAGATGGCCAGCGCCTGCTCAGCCTGTTGCGGGAAGATCGGCGGAGGAATGATCGACAGCTTGGCCCTTATCCTGTCTTCCCAATCCGGACAGGCGGTAGACCATTCCATATCGTCGTCCTTACTTCACTGCCTTGAGCTGCGGCGGGGCCGCCGCCGCGAAGCGGCTGGCCACCTTCTTGGCGTCTTCGTTTTTCTGATCTTTTTTCCCGCCCTCACCCAGCTTCTGGTGCTTGAACGGCATCAGTGCTTTGGCGACATCAGCACGGATGCGGATATCAGCAGCCGGCTCGTTCATCAGATTCGTGAGGAATTCCATCGGGTCTGTGGTCGACGGGATGTCGACCACCTCGTCAGCCTGCGGTGGTGGTTTGGGGACGTTCGCGCCGCCAGTGGCGCCAGTGCCACGCCGCTGATCAAGGTAGGCTTTAACATCCGGGTCTTTAACATTTCTGGACCCGGCTGCTGATGCCGTTTTTTCACTAAAACCGGCACGAATCGCCGCTTCCTTATTCGAGAACCCGGCCAAAACGGCATCGGCGAAGGCTCGCTTTTTGCCTGTTAAAGCCATTAACAATTTCCTCCAAGGGGACTTTTTTCTGCGCGTGAGTTGCTAGTCGGTGTCCGGGTCCCAGGCGTTGTAGACTTACAACAGCCCCTCCCCTTGCCACCCGTCGTCAGCCGCGCGACCGCTCCGCAGCCTCACGAGCCGTCTTGGCGTCATGGCACGGAACGCACAACACTTCCTTGTTCGATTCGTCGTCACTGCCGCCCTTCCAGAGCGGAATGATGTGGTCGACCGGGCCACCGATGGTGGCGCGACCTTTGCGCTTGCACTGCTGGCACAAGCCGAAGTCACGCGCTCGGATGCGATCGCGATCACGCACACCGGCCGACCCGCGCTTGCGCTCGACCGTCTCAGGTCGCTGCGTCGGCAGCATGGTGACTCTGCTTGCCGCAGGACGCAGTTGGGTTCGTAGCTGCTGCAGCTTCACGACGACTCAAACTTGATTCCGCGATCCACGATCCAGTCGATCATGCGGTTAGCGATCCACGAAAGCATGAGCGCACCAGTTAGTGCCGGGCGAGTCCACCAAGCCACTTGGGCGCGCAAAGTAAGGGTGACGGTCGCCATCAGGTGGCCTTCCATGGCTCATGCGCATGCTCGATGCCCGGCTCACGCGGCGCCGCTGGCCCCGAGAACAGCGCTCGAATAACCTGCTTCACGTTGGCAGGGACTTGACGCGCAGCCTCGACAATGCTGGTGCTTGGACCACCGTGGCCTTTCGCGCGCAGAATCGTCTGGGCTTCTTCGCACGCAGCCAGGTGCTCAGCGAACTGGTTCAGGCGATAAAGGTCAGCCGCCTTGGCCGCATGGGCGCCAGGGCCGAGCACGGCTCGCAGGATCTCGGCGCGATAGATACGTGCGATGTCGTTCATGCGATACCTCGAATCCGATTGAATGTTGCTTGCTCATGCAGCTTGAGCAAGCGATGGCGCAGCCAGTCCAACTCCTGCGCGACCGTCATGCTATTTCTCCCCGAAGCCCGGCACGTCGTGTGCGGACTCGGTCTTGAACGAGATGATCCAGATCAGCACGAGCAATCCGACCAGCGTCCACAGCACGCCGAACGCCCACCCCGGCGCACCAAGGCGATCGAGCAGCAGCCAGAACAGGATGGCGAAGCCGAGCGGTGAACGCGTCGGCAGGGACGACGACTTGATAACGGTGCTGCGCTTCATGCGATACCTCGGAAAAGAAAAGCCGCCCGGCGCATGGATGCGAGAGGCAGCGAAGTCCAGCGAACTGGAGGAGACAAGTTGTGGTGGCAGGTGCTGTCAATCCTGCAACGTCGCCCATCACTGGGCGCGAACCCTTGGGCGCAAACGTCTGATAAGTTGCTTGCGCATCAGCTAATGCGCCTCACCACACGGCTGCCGGCAGGAGTCGAACCTGCATCCTCTCCTTTCCATCGGACTATTGTTCAATCCGGACTGCGGGAGCGCTCTATCCAATGAGCTTCGGCATGCGTGTGGCGGCTCGTTTCGTGAACCATGCGGCATGTACGTCTACATGCACCTACTACGGATGAATGTGGCTTATTCCACACCATTACCGAAATCTTGCGGCGGGCGGCGCTAATCCCCGCACTCTGGGGATGCGCTGCTGGTGCAGGACCGGAGATACGGGAGCGGACGGCGGGGCTCTCACCCGCGGCAGGGTAGCTGCGGCCGCATTGATCGGGTAGCCCTAACGTGGGCCAGGCGACCAGCCCCAAGGCTATCTGCCAGGTGGGCGGTGCAACTGGTGCTGGTTACAGCGTCCAGCGTCGAGGAGCGCACATGGGTGCTCGACTGGCCCGGCCGATGCCGGAGCGTACTGCTCTATATGTATGGCGCCGTCTTCTGAGACTGGCCGGGCGGGCGCTCCGGCACTCATCGGGCAACTGTGATCCCGTGCGCAGTTTCTTCGCGCTTTAACGTGATGACCAGGTGGGCGGCTTAAGCGCCGCCAATACCCTCGCGCTTGTAGAAGGGGCGAACCGCCTTGGCGATGCCAATCTTGCCAGCAGCCTGGCGCTTGGCTTGAATACGTTCTGCTTGCATGCGGGTGGTGACCATGATCTCTCCTATAGGGCGGACAACAAAAAAGCCCGCAACCTCTCGGTGCGAGCTTTTGTATGGGCGAGCGCCGGCTGTATTGCGGGCCGGGTACTCGACTGCCTCGGGTGACGTTGGCGCCGAAGCGCGCATTACGTGGATCGAGGGATATGTGAAGGCTTTAGTTTACGCCCTGTTCTTTCAAATCGCAATCGGAAACGCCATTTACCGATGAAAATTTATGGTCGGCTGGACGTTGGGAAGGGCCAGCCCGTCGGCGCTATAACACTCTGTGCCACCGGTACTTCCCTTCGGACTGACGCGACCAAATCACCCGGTTTGACCGCTTCACCAACTTTTACATGAACACGGGTAACGGTACCAGCATGGGGGGAAGGGACTTCAAAAACCGCTTTCCCCATCTGACAATCGACTACAGTCTGATCAGCGCGTAATTTGTCTCCAACGTTCACGTGTACGCAGACTACCTTTGCATCAGAGCCGGTCTCAGGTATGAAAACGTGTGCTTCGTCTGCGTGCTCTGGGACGTTGGCGTCATAACCCTGCTCGTTCCGGTGAGATTTGGGAGAGGATCCTTGAGGCATCGAAGATTCAAACAGCTCTTTTACTTGCGGTCCGCCCTGCAAAAACGCGTACACTCGATCCCAAGGAATTGGCTGCCGGTTTTCGAAACTCTGCTGTGCTAGTTGATCCAAGAGTTCATGACGAGCTCTCTTGCAAAGCTCTGCGAGGGCCGCCGTCTCAGAAGCAGAATCAATTTGAAGATGAGTCAAAGCCGCGACAACGGTTGTCTTCCCGATAATCACAGCACTTAGCCAGTCCTCCTTACCTTCTCGCAGTCTGTTCTCGGCGTAGTCAACCGACTCTTTCACCGTCAACAGGTATCCAAAAGCCTCCTTGACCATATTCAAGCGAATAACGAAACCAAGATTTTGTACGCGAGAGTGCAACTCCTCAAGCTTGTCAGCTTCGATCTTTCCGATTACGGCATCACGTGCAGCCTTGGTTATTTCGGCCAACTGGTCGGTGGACTGACGCACTACATCGTCAACAGTCCAAGTAGGCTGAGCGGCTTCGCGCGGGGCGTATTTATCAACTGCGCTGTCAATTACACGGTCAGCTACTGTTAGCGCTTTATTGAGGAGGAAGGAGAAGATTGTCGGAAAAAGCATCGCTTTGGCAGGTAAGTGAGCGCGCATCAAGGACCTCTCTTGACACCTTGCAAAGCAGAAATTATAAGCTATCTCGTACGCCCGAAACCTTCCCGCAGAGCAATTTCTAAAAACATACAACAGAACAGGCTCTGCTACAAGATGGCCGTGCCGACCTATGCCACTTTTCGCAGTCTAGCTCGAGCCCGAGCACTGTGCGCCTGATGCATCCCCTGCAGTTCCGACACCATGTCCTTGACATGCTCGACCTCAAGCGCACCACCTTTGATCGGCTCACGGCCAGTGCCGGCGCAGTGGGCGCAGACCCGGCTGGCCACGACCTTTGTCCCGTTGCATGCCGAGCACTCGCCGCCTAACCAGTGCGCCAGGCTGACGCGCGCGATCTTCGCGTACATGGCATACGCGGCTTTGATATCCCACTCGGCCTTGATGTTCATCCATTTGCGTTCGAAGCCCTTACGCGCCACCTCGCCCGTCCACACGCGCAGCAGCACGCCCAGGTCACGGGCGCTGCTCTCGACTGCCTGACGCGGCACGCCAGCGATGCTGGCTCGCAGCAGCATAGTGCCGAACAACGCGCCCGCTCCGCCTGACAAGTCTGCAAGCGCCGCAGCGACGAGGGGTTCAGTCTGATGATGCTGGTCGTCGTCTTGCAGATTTGAAGTGCTCAAGGCTTGCAGATATCGTTCAGCGAACATGGTTTTCTCCGTGGTAACTTCGCACAGGTTACCATTGGGAATTAAAACACCACTAGTCCCGAGATTTTCCAAATTGCAAGTCTTTGGATGCGTAACGGGCGCCACCCTGCGTTCAGCAAATAGGAACAAGAACACGATGAATGCCATAGAAATTAGAAACGCGCTGCACCAACGCATGACTGCCATTGCATCGTATCAGCAAGATGCCAAACAACTTGCGGCTATGCGCCGTAGCCATTTAAAACGACTTCTAGTGAAAGAAGCGCAGGCAGACATTCAGGAGTCGGAGACCCTTACTCGAATTAACATGATCTATCGAGACCCGTTATCTGGTGAATATACTAGCTACGGAAGAGTGCGTAGAAACGTTAAAGATGAAATCCTCAATCTCGACCTACACGAGAACAAGCAGTATCAATGGTTACTTGCGGAAGCCTATGAAGAATTCGAAGATTTCCTTGAGATGATGTACGCGAATGCTGGACTGCACGACAGGTCATTTTGGCCTCTAGCCCACTACGGAAATATTTCTTTAGATGAGCTTGAGCACAAAGATTGGAATTGGCATCTTTACCAAGTAAGGCGGCCTGAATCACGCATCTCAGCTGAAATTATACTTCGACAATTTCGCCGCAAGCTCCCGGCCTTCGCTAACGCTGAACAGGATAACGCCCTTGAACTTAACCTACGATTCGACGTTGCTCTAATTGCTCAGCTTCGTCACCACATAGTACACACTGCTGGAAAGGTTTCAGAGCGTGAGGATTTCTCTAAAAAGATCTTGGATGGCATAGGCCGGTGGAATAATGGAAAGCCATCCGACTATCGCGATGAAATCGATAGCCTGTTTTTCGAACCTCCGCATGAAAAGATAATTGCGCTTCTAGATATTCAGATGGGCGACAAAGCAACGTGGCCGTCCTTTATGGACGTGATGCAAAATCTCTGCCGTCGACTGTTGTGCAGCGCTCATCTACTGACCCACTTTTTGGTCAAGCACCAAAACGGCTTAGACACTGGG